AAAAGAACGCATTTTATATTGCTCAAAAAACAGAACTACCATTATCTGCTACATTCAATAATATATGGGTGAAACCAGATCAAAAAAATCTTGAGGAATTTATCACCAATTTTAAATTTTTATATGATAATGGTGTACGAATAGCAACCATTCCCCATACATCATGGGTAATGACAGGACAGATACAGAAAGAATATCCAGAATTAAAAATTAAGAATACTATACTCAGAGAGGTATCAAAACCTAATGAAATAGTATCACTTGCTAGTGCAGGTTTTTATTACATTAATCTTGATCGTGATGTGATGAGAGATAGACCACTCTTAGATAGACTCAAGCAAGCAAAAGAATATTGTGCAGAGAAAGGTAATCCAGTAAAACTATCTTTACTTGCAAATGAGCATTGTTGGGGTGGATGTCCTATTATGCCAGAACATTATCATTATAATAGTACAAGGAAAGATAGTGACCCTCAGTATTTTAATAGTGATATTAGTAGAGTATCTTGCTCACGTTGGGATGCTTATGACCCTGCACATTCATTAAAAGAAGCGAATCTACCGCCTTGGAGAGAGGATTGGGAAGAGTTTTTAGATGTCATAGATGTATTTAAGTTGCATGGTAGAGAGTCAGCAACCAGATTTAAAGAGTCACTAGACTTGATACAACGTTGGGATGAAGGTAAAGATATATTGTATCCAGAATTTGATGTGTATATGAAAGATGTCAAGGTTAAGGATGCACCTATAAATATATGGCGAAACAAAATTAAAAGTTGCAGATTTGATTGTTGGGATTGCAACTATTGTGAATCTGTGGTAGAATCAGCATTGAAGAGGGAGAAACGTACTATGAATCCTTATGTGGATCGTGTGATCCGAGCTATTGACGCAGCAACGGATGACAATTCTAGGTTTAATCCAGAAGGATATGATGTTTTAGGATTATCATCTGATAAAGTCAGACACTTATTAAATAATCTATGTTCAGAACGTGGCACAGTATATGCTGATGTTGGTTGCTACATGGGTAGTACACTATTTGCAGCATTATTTAAGAACAGTGCAGTAAACGCATATGCTATAGATGATTTTAGTGATGGAGTCATCAAACCAAAGAAAAAAGATTTAGGTAAAAAGTTTGATGTAGAAAATCCAATAGATGAAATGGTCAAGAACGCAGATAAATGGATGAATCTTGATACCTCAGTTGGATTTGCTGTCAAACCTGTATTACAATGGTTGCCTAATAAAGAGTATAGACCTGATGTTATATTCTATGATGGTGAAGTGGGTGATAATATGAATAAAAACTTAGAACATTTACATGAACAGGCAAAGGATACTTATATTTTAGTCATAGATGATGCTAACTTTAATGGTGTAGTGGACAATGCTAAGAAGTTTCAAGAAGATAAGAATGTAATCTTTGAAAGAACACTTAGGACAGAGATAGCAGAAGATGATAAAAGTTGGTGGAACGGATTACATATATTAGTAATTGAAAAATGATTGACATAAAAGATAATTTTCTACCTATTAGAGAATTTGAACAAATGCACTCGGAATTGATGGCATGGAATTTTCCTTGGTACACATCTAAAGTTGTTAATGATAATGACCAAAATGCAGGTAATAATATGCAATTTACTCATCTATTTTATGAGAGATATTCTCCTGTAGATGATACGATAAACATATTACATCCTGTATTAAGAGTCATACAACCAATTTCTATATTTAAGATTAAGGCAAATATAATGCCTAATCAAGGAAAAGTGATAGAACATGGTTTTCATCATGATGTCACAGACTCAGAGTTTCATCCTATCAAAGATCACATGAAAACATCAATCTTTTACATGAATACATGTGATGGATATACTAAGTTTGAAGATGGTACTATAGTAGAGTCAGTTGCTAATAGATTTGTGACATTTCCAAATCATACGGAACATACAGGTACAACTACATCTAACTCAGACTATCGTTTAGTTATTAATTTCAATTATGCTTAAAAAATTATTCAACAAGTACTTAAACCTTGTTAAAAAAATTGATGAAAGACACTACTGGCCCCTGTTTATCTTTCTATCATGCTACTTTGTTGTACCATATAGTGAGTTTGTAATCACAGCACTCATCATATTATACTTTAAGTTTGAAGCACAATTTCGTAGGATAGGTGGTAGATTAATCAAACCATTTCCAGAGTGGATCAGATTTGGTGGATCAACAATATTTTTTCTTGTTATGTTAGATGATACACTTACATACTTAAGTATCATAGCAGTAGGTATTTGGACTAATAGACAACTTAAGAAACAGAAGGAATTAGAAGAGAAAGAAGCAAAAGAAGATAGAGACAAGGGATTACTTTAATAAATATATCAGAAGATATAATTTATTGGTAAGATGTCACAACTGAATGTAGGAACTATAAACGCAACTAACGTCACTGCTACAGGAGAAGTTGACGTAGATGCTACTTTAAAACTACCACAGAAAACAACTGCACAATTACCTACGAGTGGTGTAGTTGCAGGGGAAATGGTACAAAATACTACTACCAACAAGACAATGGTATATAATGGTTCTGAGTGGGTTAACACAGAAGGAGCAGGAAGGCAATATAAAATTCAATGTTGGGGAGCAGGTGGCGGTGGAGGTCGTGCAGGTGGATGGTCATATGGTGCAGAAGGTGGTGGTGGAGGATATGTAGAAGCAGATATTAGTGGTTTAGCATCTAATACAAACCTTGTAATTAGAGTGGGAGAAGGTGGATTAGTTAATGGTACAAGAATGTCTTATGGTGGTGGAGGTACAGCGAATCGTGATGGAGGAGATAATAGATATGGTTCAAATGGTGGAGGAGCGTCAGCAGTATTCATAACTTCAGCAACACACGCAAATGTATTACTTATTGCAGGTGGTGGAGGTGGAGGTGGTTCATCTCGATCTCAAGAAGGAAACTGGGGTGGTGCAGGTGGAGGTGTCACAGGACAAGATGGTGCATCCCCATATGACGGTAAGTTGCAATATAGAGGTAGAGCAGGTGGAAATATGGGAGGTGGTAGAAATGCACAGGATGGTAGTTCATACTCAGCAAGAGCATTAGAAGGTGGAACTGCTAACTCAAACTGCTATGGTGGTGCAGGTGGAGGAGGATATTATGGTGGAGGTGCAGGTGGATACTCAGAGTCCAACACAATGGGTGGTGGAGGAGGAGGTTCAGGTTTTACCAACTCAACATATTGTACTAACGTAAGAAATCATAGAGGAGAGGGAAGGATGCCCGCAGGAGCAGGAGAAGCAGGATATCCTGGTAGTGGAATATCAGTAGGAGGAGACTCTAACGCAGCAGCAGGTGGACATGGATATGTTAGAATTACAGATGCAGCAGGTACGGTCACTGCATACTCATACACAGGAAGTGACGTTACTATAACCGTACCATAGGGGTTGCCAAACTAAATTATATTTGCTATACTAGACTCTAACAGCAAAATAAAAATGCCAGAGTTTAATTTAGTATGTACAGACGAGGATGGAACTGTCACAACCAAAGATTTTTCCTCAGACACTCTACCGATCGTAGTAGAGAAGGTCGAGGATTTTTTGCATGGTGTGGGTTATGTCTTTGATAGTCTTGATTTAGTTGTGGGTAAATCAGACCCTATAATAAAAGAGGATGTCATCATTAACACAAAAGAAACAGATGATACAATTCTCAATTTTGATCACATAACTCTTGAATAAGATGGAGAGTTATGCTAATATATAATACAAATATGTTTAGTAAAAACTAATCTATCATGGGTAAGACATTTAGACGTAATGGTTCTGAAAGTTATTCTTTCGGTAAATCAATTCGGGATAAACGTCAAAAAGGTTCAAAAAATCGTTTTCAATCTGAATTCAATTATGACAGAAAGACAGACAAAAGAATCAAAAGACTCAACGAAGAAAGAGACTTTTGATGATGAAGAACTAGACTATGATGATGCTTCATTTGCTGACATAGATTTAGATTATACAACTCAATACTAATGGATCGACATTCTATTGATATAGAAGAATCTAAGGAGATCAAGTACAATAGAGGACTTGATCTCTTCATAGAATCTCTATTAAAACCAGACCCAAAATTACGTGGATGTGCACATAATCAGGGATGTTATGATGAATTAATCGAGATACGTGATACAATGGTGGAATACGTCAAAACATTAAGAAAATGAGCATAATTCATAGTGCCATATTAGATCACGAACAGAAATTAATAGTCAAGGACTCTTTGATAATGTATGTTTGTCAACTGCAAAAGCAGTATTTTCGTGATGGAGCAATACCATTTAACGAATATGAAAAGAAGATGAAAGATATAGATTTAATATGTGAAGCATTAAACTTAAAAGACCTTTATAAACAAACATGACAATAAAAGTGTTTAGTCCTAAATGGTTTTTTCAAGATCAACTTTCAATAGAAGATCAAGAAACAACTAAAGAACTTTTTAGTGACTTTTTAAATAATGATGACAATTTTCTTAATCCAAAAGGTTGGAATTGTGCAGTTAAAACATCATGGGGACATGATAATAATACATACGAACTATGGCAATCATGGTTAAAATGTATCAAACCAACTATGGACAGATTTGTGCAACATGTAGGTACAAAATGTGATGTTGACATCACTATGGAAAATGGTTGGGCAAATAAATATGAAGCAGGGGATTACCAAGAGATACATGACCACAGTGATTCTGATGGTACAAATATCAGTATGGTATATTTTTATCAACTTGCTGACGAGACAGACTCAGGATTTAGATTTTACAATCAAGAACACTCAACAATTAAATTGTTAGGTATAGATGATGTATTAAATACACCTGATGAGCAATTAACAATACCAAAGGTGAAAGATGGTGATATATTAATGTTCCCATCACATTATCTACACCTAGTGTCACCTCATAAAGGAAGTAAAACACGCATTACATTTAGTGCAAACTTTAAAATTAAACCTGTGCCAGTAGAAGAGGTGTCTACTAATAGGCATGGAAAAGATATGGACATACTATAATGAGAAAGTTCTTCAGTTCAAAGGGTCAAATCAGACTCTTAAAACACGCACTCAAAAAGAGTGAACAAGACCCGTCACTATACGATAGTGAGGAGTTGCATAAACTCAAACTTGCTTTAAGGAAACTTAGAGTAGAAGTAGAGGAAGAACGTCAATTCCAAAATGGAGGATTTGGTTATGAAGAAAAGAAACTACCTTGAGGTGGACTATGACACAAGACAAGAAAAAACTCAGGAGAGGGAAGAGGATTGGATCTCTTCTGTACTTGGTAGTCAAGACGATACAATATCTTACTTGACAAATGCAGAGTGGTAGAATTAGGGTTTATCCTAAAACAAGAAAAGCAAGAGAAATGTTTGTCTATCACATGAGGAGAGACCCTAACATGTGGGTAGCAGAACGTCTTGACAAATGGAAAATTAGAAATCCATCTACAGGGATAGAATTTTGGGTGCATCCAACTAATGACCCAGAGTGGAGAGTTGAAAGATAGGCATTAATTCTTGCAACAATTAGCATTTCAAAACATATTATTATAGTAAATAATAGTGTAGAATGTGGAGGATAGACCAATGTTCCCTAACTTAGTTGTAATGGAATAGTACACATTTACCCTCATCCAATGCACAATATACTTTCAATCAATCAAATGGCATCATTTAATGATAACACTTTTACGAGTGCAGATATAGATGAACTTCAAAACGATTACTTCGATTGTTTAATCGAATGTTCAACAGAAAACTCGCACCCAAATCAATGTAGGAGAATATGTAGCGAAATGTTCCAGTAATTTAATTGACCCCTTTACAGGGGTCTTTTTTATGCTATAATGTAGTTAATACTTTTATATCATGAAACTACGACCAGTATTATTTGAATTTGATGTTTCTAATCTAAGGAGTGAGAGACAAGATGAGACATGGTC